TTACTCAATGATAGGCGTGAGTTTACTTTTGATTGTTTTTGCTTTGTTTGCCTGCTGGTTGAATGTGCTTGCTTGATCTGGCGGTGGCGATCCTCTATGCGTATGCGTTGCCACTGCACTCGCAACTTCGCCTAATAGCTGAATAGTGTCCTCTAACAATCTAAAAATATTCTGACTTTCTGTTCCTATATAACTTAGCGGTGCCACAAATTTATTCTTTTCGTCCGAAACACGTTGCGCTAGTCCCACGATTTTTTCTTGTAACGTGCCACCAGTTCCCACAGTACGATTGCTTGCAGTCGTGTCATTGATACTACCCAATACGCTAACAGTTTTATTTCCGCCTATAGTTTGCGTACTATCTGAATCTACTGTTTTTGTCGATGTACCAATTTGTTTTACTTCACTATCTGTTTCGATGTGTCGTTCAAAGGATTTATCTGTAATCTTCTGATCGGTTTCGCGAATCTTATTGCCTGCGGCATCGGTGCGCTCATACACTTCGGGGCGTTGCTGCTTGAGTTGTTCTCCAGGTGCAACACTCGGTACTGTTTTTCCTTGTGCTAACATAGTGCGTACAAAAGGCTGATCACTTCGCCCATAAGCAAAACCGACTTCAACCATTGTGCCCACTTCAGGAAAGGCAAAATCCCCACCTTGTGAACCTGTACTTGTTACAGGCAAAGGCACAGCTGGGTAAACTGGCACCGTTTTATCCTCGTTTCCGTTTTCGTCCAGTAGTTGCAACTCGACAGCATATTTTGGTCGGAACGGATCGGAAATATCGCCGCCGCTTGAGGGATCTGCTATACCAACTACTTTCGCATACTTCGGCAGATGATAACCGCCCGCCAATTCAGGAAATGTTTTTTCTATTTGTCGGCGTTCTGGGCTTTTTTGTTCTGGCTTACCATCTTTGCCTAAATTTTCCCACGAAAGCACATAATCATCGCCAGACAATTCTACTTTCTGAATTTTATTTCCATTGATAATCGCACCTGGTCGAATAGCAGCAGTAATCGGAATTGTCATATCATTGCTGCCGCTTGTTAATGTCATGCTTTCGTCAAACTCAATATTCTTACCTGCCCAGCGTGAATCTTTATGCGAACCAACAAACAAAGAACCGTCTGGCGATTGTTGCCACATATAATCTGGAATTTGATATTGCCGTCCAATATTGGCTAAAAGCTGATAACCACTGCCATTATGAGTGAATAACGAAATCGGCGTATCCGCATAATCCGCTTGCGGCACCTTTACTGGGATCTTTGTTTGGCTTGTAATCCATGCGCATAAATCACGCAAAGTAATATGGCGATGAGAGCAATTTAACGGCTTTTCAAACACAGCCACTTTTTCGCGAATAAATAATTTTTTATAGCCGTTTTCCGCACTTTGTTCACGCTCAACAATACCGTCAAACCATTTGTAATAGTGATCGTATTCTCCCATCTCAAAAACTGCACTTTTGCCGATGCAGTCTTTTTCGGTACGAACAGTAACAAATCCGCGCCCAGTGTTGTTGAGTTCCAAAACAATCATTTCATCGGCAAGTTCGAGTTCTTCGCCATCAACAATACAGGTTTTAATTATTTTCATTTTTGGATTCTCCTCCAAATCCAAAAAATTCACCAACCGCCTTTTCTGCCTTATCAATGACTGTATTTGCCTTACCTGCCAAGCTCTGATCTTTATCGGTTCCTAAAATATCATTAGGGGAATTAGATTTCCCCGAATTTTCACCCGCACTTTGTGCTACTGGCGCGCTCTCACCTTGCGTTTTTACCTTTGGTTTTTTCTTGCGCTGGTCTTTTTTCTCGGCTACAGAATTCACTTCACGCAACCTAAATGAAATCGACCACCCCAACTGCCCATTTTGTTCTGTTGCGGAAACCTCGCCACTAAATTGCACTTCTCGCATATTTACCGCCTCTGCAACTGTGCAAGATACCCTATATTTTGTTTGCTCGCCTTTACCCGTTTCTGCCTCAGCTAAATTGAAAAGCTGCGTCAGCCACTCTTTCCTGTTGTATGGAATAAACCCCGTTACGCTTAACTCTTTGGCTTTTACGCCTTTATCTGATTTTTTGGTACTTGATTTTTGACCGCTCATGTCTTTTTCTTCACGTTTGACCGAAACCGACATTAAAATATTGTTTAAATAAATTGGCGTGCCATTTAGTGCAAGTTGTACACTGGGATTACGTTTCTGCATTTTGCAACATTCCTCTAATATTGGTTAAATCTGCGCCAATAAACATAACGCAAGTGGTAAATACATTGCTGGACTTTGGCACATTCACTTTCATTTTACTTTCTGCGATTTCAAGATAATCTGAAACAACAAAAGCATAGATATTAGCCGATGTATTCAACATTTTTTCAACTTTTTCGTTATTCGCTTTGTCGCGTTCTTTTTTGGCTGCCTTTAACGCCTCAATCATCGCCATCGGATCTTTAGTTTGTGCCGCAACCGCTGCGGATGTGGCATTACGTAAAATACTTTGCATTGTGCGGGCGGAACCTGGCGTAATATCGGCACTATTGGAAAATGATGGACTTGCCATAGTTGGCGTTTTTATCATTTTTGTTTCTTGTAAATCTTTACTTGATTTCGCATAGTCTAGTGCTTGCTTAAATGTTGGCTCTGGCAATAGCTCACGCACTTTTTCCAACTCTGCAATAAACTGATCAATATTGCTACTTGTCACCATAATGACCACAACATCCTGCACACCTTTAGGGCGATTCGGATCGGCATAATCGACCAACTTTGCCGCCAGTGCTTTCACGGCATTTTCGGGTGACAAATAGTGATTTGATTTTTCTTTGATGCCGTGCGACCAATTATGCACACCTAATTTAGTACCACTTACAGATAGCGAAAAAGGGGAAATAATCCCCTTTTGTGCGTTTTGTAATGTTGTTTTTGCCTGTGGGGATAATTTTAGTTTTTGTTGTTTCCACATATTAAACATCACCTAAAATTCATTAGTTTTAAAACCTTCTGGATATTGTTGAGCCTCCGCTAATGCTTTCATTTTTCTGATAATGTCATTATGAATTTGCTGTAATTCTTCTTCACTCAATTCTTCGTGCTTGAGCTCATACTTACGCATACGCTGCACCGCGAGTTGTTCTTGCAGTGTTCGTAATCCTTCAGCCTGTTTTAAAATTAGCAATGTTGCTGATTTATTATCAAGTCCTGCGACAGTTGCAAAACTTGATATATAGATGCTTACTTCGCCAGTAAAATTTGCTTCTTTAAAGGCAATAGCGGCAGCTTCTCGCTCCTTATACTCTTCGGCAAACCTTGTCCATCTTGCACTAATGTTAGCCGCTGTATCATCAATGCTATCAACTAGATTTTTAATGAGTTTACGCTTAATTTCAGTTTTCTTTTTTTCATCGACAATCCAGCTGTTTCCGTTCCATTTGTGTAATTCTGTTGGTTGTCTATCAACTAGAATGTATTGACTTTTAAAATAAATAAGTTGTTTAGTCTCAAGCTCTGATTCGTTTTCTACTTCCATTTCCACAAAATCATTTAAGTTTTGCGGAATAGGGAAAATTTGATAACTATTCAAATTTTCTTTTAAAAAATAGACTTTCATTTAACGCTCCTTTATCGAATATAAATACGTTTTATAGAACGTGCATCAAGTTGGCCAATGGTTATAGTTTTACCGTCACCAGCAATATACACAGTGAACTCTTTGGGTACTACTTGGCGATAATTATATTTGGATACTATTTCACGAATACTAGT